CCATAGTACCTAGAACATAATGTTCACATAGTTGATGGATCTTGGTTCCTCTGGCTGTTGCTGTTCTCGTAATTCGATTTGCTTCTTCTTCTCCGACCCGAGCTCTCCATTCTATGATTCCCTGTTTAGCCAGCTGACCGGTTATAGTCGTCACAGAGGGATAGTATGAGCCATCTGGGGTCTCATATAGTCTTTTGCCGTCAACGTTCCTTCTAGGAAGTGTCTGAAGGTCTGAGAGCATTAAATTAAACATATCTTGATTACTTTTGATGAGCTTTACGGTAAGTGGATGATTTTTTCCATTTATCCACTGCTTTGTTAACAGCACCTTGCCTATTGGTCTTAGCTGAATTGACTTCTCTGCCAAAATTAGATTGAGGATTCTGTTCAGCTACTTTAGAAAGCACCTCTTTAAATCCATCATCAACTTTACGGAGACCATCAATACCACCTACGATATTTGGAGCACTAATTACTTGCCTAATATTAGGATTAACTTTTAAAAAGTCTTCCCTCTCAGCAATCTTCAGGCGAAGTTCAAACACTTCACCTGTTTCGGTGTCTTCAAAATCGTATAGTGGCATTATTGATTTGCTGGGTCGTCTAAAAAGAAGTCAGCATGGTATGCTTTCTTCACTGTCGACTTGCTACAACCTAAAATCTTTCTATCTTTAGCTTGTATTACTAAAGCTGCATCATCAGGATCCAATTGCTCTAACAATTGAACAAAAGATTGTTCTCTTCTAGCCTGAGGCATATTAGCTTTTCCTTCTAAGAAAATATACATCCTTCTCATCTCTTGATACATCATCCCTTGATTATCAAAAGATTTATCTAAAGGTTCGTAAGGAGGATTACCTTCCGGAAGTGCCCACTTCAATCTATTGTCGTATGCCAACTCAAAGATACCTCTAAGTTCTTTACTATCATTAGCTTGAAGAATTTTTATTTTTTTCGTTAACTGACTTAGCTTCTTTTACCTCTAAGATAATTTCACCTATGCCCTTTAATATTTCATTTACTGCCATTTTAAAACTCACTTATGTTTTCGACAAGATTATTTAGTCTCTTCTGTACAAAGTAATTAAATAATCCATCTCGGCCACCTGGATCAACTTCGAACTGTTGTAACACTTGTTCTTTAATTTCACTAGGCGTGTTGTTTAAATCAACCAGCATTTGATTTCTCTTATAGCTGGTTGCCCATTCATATTCACCAAGTTCATCAACGTTATATTTTTGAACTAGGGTCATAATTTCTTCTAATCTATTTGCTCGCATTGGCTTTTGACGTCCGCCACTTACAAATGTATCATCAGCTGATAAAGCATTAGGGATACCATCACCTCTATCTCCTTTAGCAATATGCTCTAAAAGAAATGTTGCTGGATCTTTATGCCTAACCATATTCTTTCTAACTGGATCATACTGATATACATTTGAATACGATTGCAACTGTATAAAGTCTTTATCACCACTTAGAATTAAAATCTTTTCTATACCATCACCAAGAACAGCTCCAAACGTATGACAGATCACACCAATGATATCATCTGCCTCTGCTCGGCTTACTCTTATATGTTTATAAGGAAAGAATTCTTTCAATTCATCTCTAACCACATTTAAACAATTAAAGATATTAGGCCAATCTAAATCAGACGAATCTCTATTTGCTCTTCTATGTGCTTTGTAATATGGAAAGTGGTCTTTCCGCCAATTGTTAATGTCATCACAACAAATAACTAACTCTCCATAATCTTCATTGAACTTTTTTCGATATGAACGAATACTATTAAGGATCATATGCCTTAATAAGTCTTCATCTACTTCATTAGTAGCGCTGTGATGTAGCTGTGCCATCAGGTTACTGATCATAACCTGGTTTAAGTCAACTAATATCATAATTTATACTCATATTAAACCTTCTATTATACGCCAAAGCGTATATAAGGTCAACTGTTAATCTCTATATAAATTTGCCCACGTTGCGGCAAAAATATGGCCTTCTTCTTTGCTAACCACTTCTTTTACTATCGATTGTAGCGGGTGCTCGTGACCACACGCTTTCAATAATGCTGACTTTAATGATTCACAGACCATTAATAAGTCTTGGTCTAATTCTTTATTGTGTAATTGAATACCTCTGGCTTCTATCTCTGCAAATAACTGATATGTGAGCTCAATAGAAGTGTTCAAAGAAAGCTCGGCTTGATATCTTTTAATATTTGCAAGCCTTTCTTCCTCGCTGATCGGAATATTGGTATGGTTATTCATCTTCGGGAATTGTATTACTTTGCCCATAGTACTATTTATACTATCTTGAGATGGTTTAGAAGTCGCCATTTGGTCCATATCCAGTTGGCCAAGGTGGGCTATCGCCAAGGTCTTGTACATACGAATTAATAGTTGCAATAGCATTTTCCATAATCTTCAATCCTTTTAGTAGATTTCCTTTGTCCATATTTAAAGCTGGGTACATTCTAATAGCAGTCTCGCGAGGACTAATTGCCCAAACACCGTTATAGAGCATCTCCTCTCTAACGGCACGTGCCCACCACATACTGTCATCTTCTTTTTTAT